CATTTTGGTTCTCCTTATTTCCTATGCTGTTAACACTATGTTAACACCTACCCACACACAAGCAAAAAATTGCGCAAAATCGAAAATAGTGTTATCAGTACCTAGTCGGCGCTATATCCCCTTTAAGGGTGGGCCTCCCAGCTCCCTTATTGGCCCGACCAAAGCCCCCGCGCCTCCTCACCTGCGCGGGGGTTTATTTACCTCAGAAATCCTGTATTATGTTAAATACCACGAACAGGGGTGTTTCATGCCGAGCAAGGGTCTCTACGCGAACATTCACGCGAAGCGAAGCCGCATCAAGAAGCAGAAGGCGGCGGGCAAGACGCCTGAGCGCATGCGCAAGGCTGGCGCTAAGGGCGCACCCACGGCGAAGGCGTTTAAGAGCGCCTCCAAGACGGTGAAGAGGAAAAAGTGATGTCAGCGACAACGACCACGAAATTGCCATGCAAGTCATGCCCAACGCCAAAAGAGTGCAAGGCCGCAGGCGTGTGCCTCAACCGCTTACGGAAATCGATGTAATGGCGCGCGACGACGAGAACGAGCGCTCTGGCGGATACACCAGCTTCGCGGACATGCGCGACGGCGGCGGAGCAGGCCGCAGCGGCTCCCGATTCGAGGGCGGCGGCATCCTCTCAGACTTTGCCAACATGGTTGCGACGCCACGCGCATCGTATGGATCCGACACGGGGCAAATGCGCCCAGTCGCCCGCCCGAGCATGGCAGGCATCAACGCGGCGCGAGATCGCGTCAACGCGCCGTACTCACTCGGGCGTGACCTGCTCGACGGCGGCGGCTTAGGCCGACGCGCGACGCTTGCAGAGATTAACTCTGGCAGGGGCTTTCGCGGCGGCGTCCCGTCGATGCTCGCGAATATGGTCGGCATCCGCCCTATGGGCGCGAACGACCTCGGCCTGATCGCGTCCTATGAGGCGGCACTCGCATCAAACCCCCAAGTGGCGACGCAGATGGGCCTCGATGACCGGCGGCGCGAAACCCCTGTGGCGGAAGGGTTGCTAGGCACGCCAAGCGACCTAGATCGGGCGATCAGCGCCCCAGAGCCAATCACTGTAACCCCTCTAGGGCCACGGTTTCTAGATCAAATCAGAACATCGCTAAGTCAGACCCCAGACCAGATGTTCAGCCAGCAGCTTCAGGACGCGTTTGGCGTAGACAGGGCTATTGAGATAATGAGCAGCCCGAGCGCAGCGCAAGTGTTCAGCGAGTTTACGGCAAACGGCAACCAACTCCCCTCGCAGTTCTCTGACAGCGCCCTCAATATCGGCGTATACGGCGACCCGCTTGGGCGTGGCACAATGGTCGCCCGCTAATGGCGATGTCTAAGTCGGAAAAGATCGCCGCCGCTAAGAAGCGTCACGGCTTCACCGCCGTGAACAAGCCACGTCGCGGCGGACCCAAGAAATTCGAGGTCTTGGCCGTCGAGGGCGACACCGTCAAGAAGATCAACTTCGGAGACCCGAACATGTCGATCAAGAAGGACCAGCCCAAGCGCAAGGCGTCCTACTGCGCCCGCTCAGGCGGCATCAAGGGCAAGAGCAGCAAGTTGAGCGCCAACTACTGGTCGCGCAAAGCATGGAAGTGTTGATAGATGGGTATTCTTGACTTCATCAAGCGTCCGCGCCACCCCGACCATCCCAACCGCAAGGCGTCCTTGCGAGGTAGGTCGCAGGTCTACAACATATTAGACAATATCATCGGGTTTGACGATGACAGGTTCACCGCAGGCGAGGCTCTTGGGGCCAACCTTCGGGCGGAGCCAATCAGGACGGCTGGGCGGGCTGCGAAGGCGGTTTCCGACGATCTTAACGACTTGCAGTTTCAGGGCGGCGCTGAGGCGCGTCCGCAGGATGTCTTTGGCTATGCCGGCGGCATTATGGGAGGCACCGCTTTGCGCGCGGGCAAGGGGGCTTTAAGCTACGACCCCGCCACTGCACGCATTTTCCTTGGGCAGAAGGCATCAAACGCCGACTTGAACGCCTTGAAGAAGGCCAGAGAGCTTTCAGCACGCCGCAGGTCCAGAGATGAAATCTGGGGCGAGACGGGCTGGTTTAAGGGGGCAGATGGAGAGTGGCGCTTTGAGATAGACGACAGCAAGGCTGTGCTGAGGCAAAATGCAAGTGACACTTTGAATAGCGGCGGCGCGGACTACCAAACGAACTACGCGGGCGGCGTTCTGCACCAACCACTTCTGGGCGGTTCCTTCAGGGGGCAGTCGTTCAATCCAGCCTACAGGGACATGATTGGCGACATGGACTTCTCAAGGGAGGGCCGACCAAGCGGCTCTTTTGATACGGATACAGGTCGCATCAAGGTTTCCGCTCCGGACGCTAGAGAGGGCTTACCTATTGCCTTGCACGAACTTCAGCACGCCGTTCAAAAGCAAGAAGGATTTGCGCGAGGGTCAAACCCAAGCTTTGAGCTGAACGAATTGCTCACCAAGCGAAACGACAAGCTCCGAGAAATATCAAGTAAGATTGACGCCAAGAAGTCTGAGCTAGGGCTGGATGGATACCAGCCAAGGCACCCAGAGCTTGACCCCTTGTACGATGAGTACAACAGCCTTGTTGGGCGAGCTGTAAGCGAAGATCAGGCGTACCAAAACTATATCCGCACTGCGGGAGAAGTGGAGGCCAACAACGTCATGAACCGCAGGAGCATGACCGCTGAGCAGCGCGCTGCAACACCCCCGTGGGCGACCCAAGACTTCCCCGACGAGGAGCAAATTGTCCGAAAGCGCATCAGGCGACCAATGCACACACCTAGAGGGCTACTAGACTAATGGATCTACAGCGATACATCCCCCCAAACCTACGCCCGCAGATCCGCGACGCCCGAAATCTCGGATATTCGCTGCTGGACAACGTGATCGGCTTCGACGATGGCTTTGAGAGCGCCGGAGAGCGCCTTGGGACGCAGATCCGCACAGATCCCATAGGAACGGGCCGCGCGGTCGCTCAGGGCATTGGTTCGGGCGTACAGGGGCTCATCAGCGACCCCGTAGGCGCAGTGCGCGGCGCAGCTCAGGGCTTTGGCGACGCATACCAGCGCGCTCGCGTAGGCGCTGACAGCTACCTGCCCGAAGGCGTGACTCTTAAAGACGCCAGCATGGACCAGATCCGCGCGGCGAATGAGGCATACCTCGCGGACGTGACAACGCTGTCGGCTGTGGTGCCGGCGGGCAAGGCCGCGACTAGTGTCGCCCGCGCGGCGTCAAATATAGACGCTGGCGCGCTGACCGCTGATGCGATTGGCGCTGGCCGAGCGATTTCGCGCGGCGATACTGGCATGCTGCGCGAGGTGTTTCAGCGGGGCGGCGAGGCCCAAGGCCTGAGCGCTGATATCAAGCGTGTGCCGGTTCGCGGGCGAGACCCACAAGAGATTAAGCGGCTTGAGGCGAACATCGGCCTTCGCGACGAAAGAGGCCGCGCCATCCCGAGCTCACTTGAGGCGATGGCGTCTCAGTTTGACGCATTCGGCAACCGAATAAGCAACATTGCCCCAGACAAGAAGACCGGCAAGACGTTTGCCCACCCAGCATCAGGCGTTCGAATGAATACCGCGCTTGAAGATCAAGCCGTCAGCAAGCGCACGCGCGGCGAGGCTAATCCGCGTAGGGAGGTGAAGCTGAAGGTTGGTGACGGTCTTATCGCTGCATTTGGTGATCGCGCTGTCGCGGACGTCGATATTGAGGGGTACTCTGGTAAGTTGCTAGACAGGCCAATATCCATGTATGGCGGGTCTGGCTACATCAGGGACAACCCCAACGAGCGCATATGGGCGTCTGACGAAGACGTAACAGGGCCGCTGCTTGCGTCGCTAATCAGGGCGCGCCAAGACGGCCTAAACCCGTACATGATATATACATCTATGGGGCCTCAGTCTTCTGACTTCGCCACTAATGACCTGATCCGAGACTACATTCGCGACGTCGACGTTGATCCAGCGCTGAGGCAGACCCTTGCTGATAAGCTGCGGGCGTCAAAGGATTTCACGGATAAGGACTTCCCCTACGATGACTTGATCTCAGGCGGAAATTCTCGCCGAAATACGCGCGGTCTATTGGATGGTGTGGATAACTACATCGCAAACATGAACGGCTCCAATCGTCGCGCCATCTGGCAGGCAATGGATAGCGCGCCGTTCCGCGATGCTGGCATACCTATCGGCGAGATGCGCCTTGCTCAAACAGACCCAGATCTATTGTACGCGAACGCGTTTGACAGCGGACTTAACTTAGGCCGGCCAGACTTGAGCAAAGAGCTTCTAGATCAGAGCGCTCACCCAATATACCCGACAGCTATCGCAGGGGATTACGCGGGCAGTCTGCCAGTGCAAGTCCCTGCCGCGATTACATTCAGAAACTTCTTCAACAGCCGTCGTGGACTTCTTGAGGGGTCAAGGCCAAGCGCCGCCTCTTCAGACCAGAGATCGTTCTTGATGTCTCACGGAAACATTGTCCAGCCAGTCGACCAGCAGATGGTCGACGAGTTGGGGCAATTCACAGAATACTGGCGCAACTTCAACCGCTAGACCAGCAAAGGACCAGTAAATGGATTACGAAATCAACGAAATGGTGACGGCGCTGGAAGCTGAGATGAACCCAGACGTCATGAAGGACGACGAGCTGCAAGGCATCGTCGGCAAGGAAATCGACGACGCCATCGACTTCATCGACAACTGGATCAGCCCCGCGCGCGCCACGGCTACCCAATACTACCGAGGCGAGCCTTTCGGCAACGAGGAAGAGGGCCGCAGCCAAGTGGTCAGCATGGACGTACGTGATACCGTACAGGCGATCATGCCGTCGCTGATGCGCATCTTCCACGGCACTGACCGCACGGTCGAGTTTGTCCCGCAGGGTCCAGAGGACGTCGCCAGCGCGAAGCAGGCCACCGACTACGCGAACTACATCATCAACCGCGACAATAACGGCTTCTTGGAGATGCACAGCGCATTCATGGACGCCCTTGTGCGCAAGGTCGGCATCCTCAAGGTCTACTGGGACGACCAGACGAAGACCGAGAGCTACGACCTCAGCGGCATCGACGACGCCGCCCTGAACGCCCTGATGGCAGACCCCGCAGCAGAGATCGAGATCGTCGCGTCCACGCCACTTGGCGAGCCGATGATGGACCCAGCGAGCGGCATGATCATGGAGCCCCCGATGGAGCACGCCGTGCGCGTCAGCTACACGCACCCAGACGGGCGCGTTAAGCTGGAAGCCGTGCCGCCCGAAGAGTTCCTAATCTCCCGCGAGGCCAAGTCTGTCGAGCAGGCGGACTACGTCGGCCACCGACGCATCGTGACGGTGTCTGAGCTTGTGGCGATGGGCTACGACTACGACGAAGTCGTCGAGCTTGGATCGGCGCACGACGACATGAACACCAACGTCGAGCGCTACACGCGCAACAAGGCGCTGACCAACGAGATGAACGAGCGCAACGACCCCGCGATGCGCAAGGTTCTGTACGTCGAGAACTACGTCAAGGTCGACTACGACGGCGACGGCGTCGCTGAGCTGCGCAAGATTTGCACGGCGGGCGACGGCAACAAGATCCTGATGAACGAGCCGTGCACGATGTCACCCTTCGCCACGCTCTGCCCAGATCCGGAAGCGCACGACTTCTTCGGCACAAGCGTCGCAGACACAGTCATGGACATCCAGCGCATCAAGTCGTCGATCATGCGCAACACTCTGGACAGCCTGTCGATGTCGATCCACCCCCGCGTCGCAGTCACCGAGGGCATGGTCAACATCGACGACGTCATGTCCACCGAGGTGGGTGCGATAATCCGCCAGCGCGCGGCGGGGCAAGTGCAGCCGCTCGCGATGCCATTCGTGGGCCGCGAGGCGTTTCCCGTCTTGCAATACATGGACGAGATCAAGGAGGCCCGCACGGGCATCTCTAAGGCGTCTGCGGGCCTAGACGCCGGCGCGTTGCAGTCATCCACCGCGTCAGCCGTTCAGGCCACTGTGAGCGCCGCTCAGCAGCACATTGAGCTGATCGCGCGCATCTTTGCAGAGACTGGCGTCAAGCGCATGTACGAGCTTGTCCTGCACTTGATCACGACACACCAAGACAAGGAGCGCATGATCCGCCTGAACAACGGGTTCGTGCCTATCGACCCGAGGGCGTGGAACGCCGAAATGGACGTCATCACTAACGTGGCTCTTGGTCGGGGCTCTGACACCGAGCGCATGATGCTGCTGCGCCAGATTGGTGAAATGCAGAAAGAGGCGATGGCGACGATGGGTCCACAAAACCCGCTCACCGACATCAGCAAGATCTCGAACACGCTCAAGGCGATGACTGAGCTCGCTGGCTTCAAGGACACCTCACAGTTCTGGTCGGACCCA